TGGCTGGTGATGAAGTTATCTCTGAACTTAATATACTCGGTCAGCACACCATACATCTTGGTGATTGGATGCTCCAGGAAGTAATGCACTCGACTCGAGGTCTTGAAATCAGTTGACTCCCATTTTGCGACAACTCCATCCTCCACGATCTCGGGGATTCGATATAACAGAGCGCAGATGTTTGGAAGATATTTGATATAGTCAGTGGTGAAGTAGTGCTCGAGGTCGATGAACTCACCGAGAGTGAGGTCAGTCATTGGCTTGAGATAGAACTTGCCAATCCTATCGGTATACAATTTGCTCGGCTCGGTGTAGAGCCACTGAAGGTCCTTGAATATCTCGGCTACCTCTGTGATATCGAGGTCATCGAAGTCATCTGGTACGGCATCTGTGAGCGCACAGAGGATATCGATGTTGTGGTTGAATGTACCATCCTCTGCTTTGAGTTGGCGCAGCTCAATGAACTGCTCAAGACTGACTTCCTTCCACCCCTTGGGCAGTATTGGCTTGGGCATATTCAGCTATCTTCTCGGTGACAAATACAATGTAAGGAACGCAGAGCTCTGCTTTCTGTGTGCGAAATAGTTTTGCTTTGTGCTTGAGGTGAGCATCGGTGAAGTGCTCTGTGTTGGATAGGTCAGTTCGTTTGAACATGATTGCCATGATGTCACTGATGTAGTGGTTTGGCTTGGTGTTCACAATCTTCTCGATGAGCTTGGTCTCTTTCACTGACAATTTCAACTGCGCCTCATAGGTGTAGCCTTCCAACTCGATTGATGTCTGCGCCTCATTTGGTGTGTATGAATCGAGGTTGAATTCTTGCACGAGTTTGATGAACTCGCTGAATGGGTAGTCATCCCACATCTCCTCCTTGATGCCAAGATATTTGAACATCTCCACATACTTTTCGATGTTGTCGAAGTCTTGGTTGTTAAGGATTTGACTGATTTTTTCGAACTGCTCAATGGTCAGCTCGCTCATTTTGTTAGGAATCTCCTGGTCGAATATCTGTATCATAATACTAATTTTTGAACAAAGATAAAAAAAAAGCAATATAAGCATGACCAAAGACCTTCCAATTTACAAAATCACCATCGAGGATGAATATGCCGATGGCGAGAATTTGGGAATCGAAATGATAGCATTCACGAGTTCGCCAGCCATAAAGGTTCGTGGCTTAGCTTTCAGTAGCGAGAAAAAAATGCTTTTCGCTGATGATGTGAAATATCGCATCACTGCACCAGCTATGATACCGATGGACATCTATCGCAGAGATTCTGAAGAGGGTGACTATTATGTGCAGTTCACCGCTGATGTCATTGAGAAGATTCATGCCAAGTTTATGGCTGACCTCCGCAATCGTGACATCTTCAACCTGGAGCATGACACTGATAAGAAGGTACCAGCCTACATCCTTGAAACATGGATCGTGGACAACCCAACCAAAGACAAAGCATTCAGCACATTTGGCATCGAGGTACCGGAAGGAACTCTCATGGTGACTGCTCAAGTGACTGACCCAGAGTACTACAACAAATTGGTTGAAGAGGGTCAAGTTGGTTTTTCCATCGAAGGCTTCCTTGGTCTGAAACTTTCGGAACAATTAAATCTTAATACAATGAAGTTACCTGATGGAGAGCACACCATTGAGGACAAAATCTATGTCGTGAAAGACGGCGAGGTTGTTGAAATCAAAGAGGTGGAAAAAGAACCAACTGAAGAAGTGGTTGAGGAAGAGATGTCAACTGAAGAGGTTGCAATGGAAGAAACAACAGTTGAAGAGACAACTGAAGAGTCTACCACTACCGAAGAGGAGATGGCTATCGACCCAGCAACAGACGCAGAAGCAATTCTTGCAATCGTCTTGCCAGTGATTGAGGAGCGTGAGAAGGCATTGATTGCCATCATCGCTGACCTCCGCAATCAGATGGAAGAGATGTATGCAGAGAAAGAAGAAGAGAAGGCAGAGGAGCAAATTGCCGAGGCTACAATGAGCCAAAAATTTGCCGCATTTAAGCAATTCAGTAATCAATAAAAAACAAATAAAAATGTCAAGAAAACTCCGTTTCGATTTGGATGTTGACGCATCCGCTCTATTGGCAGCGAACCCAGAGGCATTCTACTCTAAAGCATATTTGAGTGAAGAGTCTATCGCTGACAACTACCGCCTCCTTCCTGGTGTGAAGGATAAGACTAAACTTGCAACCGTGTTATTTTCACGACCGTTGCAAGCATCTAACTGCTCATTCTCGGCTCCCGATGATGACTTGAGCGCAGTTGAAATTTCGGTATGTGCGTTATCCAGCCTTGCGCAAATCTGTCAGTTTGACCTTGAGCAATCATTCCTTGCACTTCAAATGGCTAAAGGTTCAAATGGTGACTTCACTGTTGCATCTTTCATGGATTTCTACTGGAATGAATTAGCTAAAGCTATCGGTCAAAGCATCGAGCTTATCCGTTGGCAAGGTGACACAGAGAGTGTTGATACTACTTTATCTCTTTGTGATGGTTACGAAAAAATCCTTTGTGGTAATGAGGCTGTAAATGGTCTTTATGGTGGTGCAATTACATCTTCAAATGTATTGACTCAATTGGCTGCTGTATTTGCTGCTGCTCCTGCTGCAATCATCCGCAAGAAAGCTGACCTTCGCTTGTATGTTTCTACCAACGTAGCAAACGCATACGAATTGGCTGCTGCTACTGGCAACACCATGACATATGTGACTACTCCATTGGCATTGACTTACCTTGGTGTTAAAGTTGTAGCTTGTGAAGGTATGTCTGACAACACAATCGTGTTGACTTTGAAAGATAACCTCATCTACGCATTCGACGCAGAGGGTGATTCAAAAGCGTTGAAAGCTGTCAACCTTTCTGACACAGTTGCAGAGCCGTACATCCGTACTCGTGCAAACATGAAAGTTGGTTTCACTGTTGTGAATCCAAGCGAGGTTGTTATGTACAACGTTTGCTTCGACTAATCGAAAGCAACCCATATATATTTGGGGGGTGAAATTCCCCCCTATTTTTAAACTGATAAATCAAAAATTATGGCTTGTGAAGCTTTAGAAACAATTGTAAAATCATGCGACAACAATAGTGGTGGCATTGAAAAGATTTGGATTAATCAGCAAGACAACATTGCGTCATTCACTTTAGATGCAACCAACACATGGACAATCGATGCTATCACTTTAGCTGGTGGTGCTCCTGACTATACTCCATTCGAGATACGCAGAAACACTGGAAGCTATGTTGAAGATGCTGCCATCGACCTCGTGAACGGTTCATCTTATGTGACTGCGACAATCTCTTTGATGTTCCACCGTCGTGACCAAGACAAATCTCAAGCAATCAAAATCTTGGGTGCTGGTCAGCAATACCTTAACGCAATCGTGAAGGATATGAATGGCAAGTACTGGTACTTCCCATTCCTTCAGTTGAGTGCTGTTGGTGAAGGTTCAGGTACTACTCGTGCAGATGGTAGCAAGTACTCTGTGACATTGATCGCAGAGAATGACTTCCTCGCATACGAGATTGAAGAGGCTGCTGTGAATGCTGTCATTGCTTAATCAAAAATCAACCTACTATAAAGAGCCATCCACACCGGGTGGCTTTTTTTATTATATTTGTATCACTTTAGTAATTCCAAACCAAAGTAAATCTGATTTGATTGCCCCATTCTATACGGATGGGGTTTTTTTGTGAACAAAATTTGACCTCATTGCAATATAAGTAAATGATTTACATTAACAAGGGAGAGGTGAATTCAATTGTGCTGACACTGACAGAGGTGTCGACATTGACTTCGCCATTTTATTTGTTCGTTTTTCAGAACGAAATGAACCCAACATCCGACCCAATACTCTTCACAGCTCCAGACGACTCCGACTATCCAGAGAGATTCAATCTATTCTATTTGGATGAGCCCGTTGATGTCGAGCTAATGAAGGGACAATATACATACTCGGTGTACGAATCCACAATTCCACCCACAGAAATCAGCGATACCACTGGTGTTGTCATTGAAGAGGGCAGAATGGTTGTGAGTGGCGCATCGACATCATCAATTTATGACTAATTATGGCTTGGTACGATAGATTCAGAGCAAAACAACAACCAGAGATGGAAGTCATCTCGCCAAATTATGAGGCATTCAGCACACCATTCCTCAAGGTAGGTGGCGCAAACCTTTCTTTGCCATACGTCAACGGCAGATACACAACTGCTGGATGGATTTCATTTGGCCAGGACAATATGTATCCAGAGCTACTCAATCAAATGGTGTTCAGCTCGCCACTTCATGGTGCCATCGTGGACTACAAGACCAATGCTGTCATTGGTGGTGGCTTCGACATCAAAGTTGAGGGCGCAACTGCCAAGGATTTGCTTGACCTCTACACATTCGAGAAGAAAATCAACATCAAAAAGATTGCACGAGCAGTCACTGAGCAGTTGGTTGTGCACAATCGTGTTTACTTTCGCCTGGTATTTGATGAGAAAATGAAGCTCAAGAGAGCTCACAACGTATCGCCAGAGAAGGTGAGACGTGGTCGTCAACCAAATCAGTACTTCATCTGTGAGGATTGGTCGGCTCGAATCAATGTCCAAGAAATTAAGAGACACCATCCGACTTGCACTGACACAGAACAGTTGTTCGTTTATGAGGTTGAGACCCTTGGTCAAGATTGGTATCCGCTACCAAAGTATTCGAGTGCACTCAACTTCGCATTCCTATCCGGTGAGCTTTCATACTTCGCAAAATCAAACATTCAGAACAGCATCTTCCCATCCTTTGCAATCATGTTCCCAAAACGTCCGCAATCGGAGGAGGAAAAGAACGTGCTGCGTAATACTATCGACAAGCTCAAGGGTGCACAGAACGCTGGAAAGACTGCTGCATTTTTTGCAAACTCACAA